AAGATCCCCCTTGTACTCACCGGCCATTCCTCGGGTCCATCGGCTGATCTGGGGGAAGTCGACTTCATCCCCCACGCTCGCTATCTCGTCCGGCTTGTACTCGGCCAGGAAGCCGAGGACGTTCCGTACGGCCCGCTTGTCGTGATAGGGAATCTGCATGTCAGACAGGACAACAATGCGCTTCACGGAGTGGCGCCCTTCTCTCGAAGGGCGTCTTCGAGTCGCTTCAATCGGATATCGAGCATGGCCGCATACACGGCCAGGTCTTGAGCTTCTTCACGGGCGTACACGACCAGCTCGACCAGCGGCATGGTTTCGAACTTCTGTTGTCCGTTGCCTTCGTCGTACTGTTCGGCCCCGACTCCGAGGATTCGCCCTCGGCACTCTCCGATGAAGTGGCTTACTTCGTCGGCCAGTTCCTCACTGGTCATCGCTTGATCTCCAGCCTGTCTAGAAGGGCCTCGGGGCCGTTCTCCAGTACGTACGAATTCACGTCATGCCCGGCCGGCATGGGGCTTATCCGGGCATTCTTGATCTGCTCGGCGACCTTCTCGGCGAACTCCATCCCCTGTCCCTTGTCGTCCTGGTCAGCGAGGATGTAAACGGCCTTATAGCCCTTGAAGCACCGGGCAAAGTAGCTCTTCCATGCGCTCACACCGGCGATACCGATTGCGGGAAGCCCGGCTTCGTTCGCCGCTATCGCGTCGAATTCGCCTTCACAGATGGCGATATGGTCCGAGGGCCTGAGAAGCGCGTTCGCGTTGTAGATGCGCGGGGGGTCACCGGGAACGCTGCGGTATTTCGGTCCGTCCCCATCACCTAGGCGCCGGAAGCGTACGGTCACGACTCCGGCCCTGGTGAGGTAGGGGACCGAGAGCATTCCTCGGGCCGTCTCATGCCCCGGCAAGGGGCTTTCGACGTATCCCAGCCTGAAGGATGCTGCGCTGTCCTCGGACAGGCCCCGACTCTTCAAATACGCCACGGCGGCGGGGCTTCTCGTTAGATCCCCCTCGTATCGCGCCGTAGCTTCCTCCAAGAAGCTTTTGAGCGCAGGATCGGGTACAAGAGAAATCGCGGCATCCTTCCTGGTCGGCGATTACGTCAAAGCTGTCGCCCGAGATATCGCAAGCGAAGCAACGGAATCGGTTTTCTTCAGTGCACACGGAAGCCGAAGCGTTTCGGTCTTCGTGAAAGGGGCACTTCATCTTTCGGAAGCGGCTACCTTCCGGAACGTCTGTCGCTCCGTAGTGCTCTAGAACTTCCGCTATCGGGGGCTTTTCCATCCGCCCTCACATTCCAAATACTAGCTTCGGACGGGTGGCGGAATCAAAGAACGGGATAGACCCGAATCCGTGCCCCCGGTTCCTCGCCCTGGTCGGCAAAGACCTTCAGACCTTCGAGAACGACTACCTGTGCGTCATCCGCGAAAGCCTGGCCGGCCTTCAGGCCGTCGAGGGTCGAGCGACAGAGCTTGTCTACGTCCGGGTACTTCGCCGGATACAGCGGAGCATCCGGCCTGAGCTGGTCGGCAAACCGACCGGTGCGGTAATGGCTCTTCGGTCTCTTCAGCCGGAAGATGGCCACTACGCCTACGTACGGCCAGGGGCCGAACGTGTGCTTCTCGGCCTCGGTCGCTATGGCATTTCGCCACGGCTTGACCTTCTTCGAGGACTCCACCATTCGGCCCCCGCCAACATGCCTCTTACTGCCCTGGGGTGCAGGGGTGCCGATCACGTCTATCTCGATCACCCGGTGAGCCTCATTCGCTCCATATCGGCGTCAAGATAAAGAATCATCGCGCCGGAAGCGTCAGCCTTTCCGGTGCGGTTCTTCACGACGGAAACGCCCATCTGTCGAGAAGCGTCGTCGCCTATCCGGTGAAGGGTCAGAATCATTTCCGGCACTCGGCCTATCTGTCCCTTGATCTGAGACAGGGGAACAGGCTGGTTACCGTCGTTGCTGTCGCCCTTTACGTGGTGCAGAGCGACCACGCATGCGCCCGTCATGCGGGCAAGCTCATGAAGGTACTCACAGACCTTTTCCAGGGCCACATACGAGCTGCTGTCGCCTTCGGCGTCAGGGACCACGTTGGAAAGGTTGTCGACGATGATCAGTTCCGGCCAGGCCCCGTAAGTGGCCGCGAAAGCCTTCAGCTCCCCTTCGAGATCGTCGATGGTGAGGGACGCGGTGAAGTCCCACCGGACGTGATCGAGGCTGTCTAGCTGAGCTTCTACGGCCTTCGTGTTGCCATGCTCTAGGGCGTTCTCGATGTCTCGCGTTGCCCAACCGGAAACGTTCGCAGCACACCGAACAAACATCGTTTGCGGGTCGGTGTCCGCACTGAAGTAGAAGGCCGGCACACGGGCGTGAAGGGCCAGGGCCATGCTCAGGGCAGACTTACCGACACCGGGGGCCGCAGAGATGATCGTGAACTGTCCTCGGCGGAAGTGCACCGTATTCGCGGCGAAAGTCTTGAAGAGGACGGGAAGGGGCTCACCGGTTTTTCCGGCGTCGCCCTTAGCTCGAACAATCGTGTACAAGGGCGATCCTTCGAGAGTTCTTAGACGGAAGCCCAAACGGGCAGGGGGGCACAGTTGCGGTAACGGCTCTTCCGGAATTCGCCCGTGGTCGAGATGAGTCCACGCTTCGCGGCTCGACGCATCACGGGGCCGAGGGCGCGCGGTTCGCGCGGCTTGATAAGCCCGGCATCCCAAAGGTCATCAGTGGTGAATTCGTCCATGTCGGCGGAAAGCTCGGCGACGAAGCCGAGGGCGTATCGCTTCCATTCGTCGTCAGCGTTCGCGTCAACCTGGGTAATGGCAGCGTCGCGCTTCGCGGTAGCGGTGGCGAAAGAAGGCATGGCTGTATCTCCCTGGGAGGGTGTGTAAACGGGGTGAGGGGGTGCGCGTTGTTTGCGGTAGCCGCGCCCCTACCGTGCCAAATACTAGTTACGGGCCTAGCGAATGAACTCCAGAGAGCACGCGTCCGGCGTTCCCTGGGGGGCCGGGCAAGCCCACGCCTTCCACGTACCGGGCTTGTTCTTGTACGGCTTTTCGAGGAATCGCTTCGTGCCGTGCGGGCAGGTAGGCGCATTGCCGTACGGGGTAGGGCTAGAAGGGGCCTGAGCGGGCGCCTGGCCGCCATTCTGGCCGCCCTGGTCAAACTGTCCGGGGTGAACGACCGGACGGGCCCCAAGCTGCGCCCCTAGCATTTCCTCGGCGCGAAGGGAGGTAACGGCCTCACCGATAAGGGCGGACACGCCAGACTTCCCATAACCGTCGAGAAGGTCGACCAGCTCGGTAAGCGAATCGGCCTTGACCACAACCCACGTAGCGTCATGGCCGCCGTGCGCCTTCAGCGTCACAGAGAACTTCTCGGGGGACTCAGACATTCACACTCTCCTGATAGGGGTACTGACTGGCATCTATGCCGTTGAAGTCGCAGAATCGCCGGACCGTACAGGTACGGCAAGCGTCGCCAGGGTTGGGAAGGAAGAGGCCGAGCCTTACGGCCTTATCCATGTTGCGGAACCATCGGGTGACCTTCTCTAGCGAGTAGTCCTGAAGGTTCCAAGGGTCGGTAGGGGCGTTGTTCTTCGCCATGAAGTAATCGCCGAAACCGGGCTTCACGCCGAACATGTCGTTTAGGGCGTGGTCGTAGACAGCTAGCTGAAAGGCCGTGTCCGGGAGCTTCGTTCCGGTCTTCAGGTCGCGGACCCGTAGGTGTCCGTCCGGGTATTCAACGACCTGATCAATGAACCCGCGGATCGTGATTCCGTCGAGGTCGAGCGTGAACGGAAGCTCGATGGCCGGCTGACCCTCGATCGGCTCCCAAATCTTCTCGGGGGCCTCAATCGCGTACTCAAAGTACGCTTCGACTTGATCCCGTCCGCGCTCTCTGCGCTTCTTAAGGTCGTTCTCGGGCTTCGTCGTGCCACCGGTAAGCCACCGGGACACGTCCGGCTCGACGGCCAGGGCCGCCGCGTATTCGCGCTCCCAAGCCTCTTCGAACCATTCGGCCAACTGGTCAGGCCCGTGCGCCCGGTTGGCCTTCTCCCACTTCTCGACAGCCTCATGAAAGGCCGTGCCTTGAATGAACCAAGCGGCTTGATTCTGAGGGGCCTTAGCGATCTTCTCTAGCCTGTACGCCTCACCGCATCGGACGAAGCTCGAATACTGCGATACCGACCGGTGTGCAATCACTCGCCCACCGGGGTCTCACCGTTCAGGCCGACGTTCTCGA